TCCTCCCGACGTATTATAAGATGTTCTTTTACAAATTTGTTGTTTTAAGTTACCATAATATATTTCCCAATTTGTAGGTCCATCTGTTTCATCTTTACCTGTTATTACTTCAGTAACGATATTTTGCATATTTATAAAAGCGTAATGTGCCATAATTATTAATTAATTGATATATTATCTGTTCCTGCTGTAAATGTAGTTATTTTAAAGTCTCCTGACGTTGTGGTTGAACTAGTTAAACCAGATCCTATTGTAAGTGTATTAGAACTTGAATATTTTAATATTACAATACCTGATTTACCATCTGCGGCATCATTAC